GACAAATTCCCTTTTGCCAAGACTATCAGTGAATTGGTTAACTGGCAAAGTCTCCAAATGCCAAAGTATTGTGGTGAGAATTTCAAGGCAATTGCTTATGCACCAAATAGAATGTCAAAGCGCCATGTGGTGACAGGGAGGAGACCCGAGTTCATCGGGTTCCTGGATTCACACCCAAAGTGGAAAGCAACCGTTGCTCGCCACTTAGGGGAGTTTCAACCCTCCGTGCTAACACATGAGGCTTACTATAAGGATGTGCTAAAGTACAACAAAGACATTATGGTAGGCACTGCCCACGAAATGTGCTTTGCAAAAGCTGTGTTGGCTACAGTGTACATTTTGGAAATAGCTGGGTTCGAAAAGGGAAAGTGTAAGCCGATATATGATGGTTGTAAAATTTACAACGATCTCAATTTGGATGCAGCTATGGGAGCTCTGTACACTGGCAAGAAATCAGCACACTTCATGGACGCCACTGCAGATGACATCGAGGAATTCTTTGTGAACAGTGCTGGTAAACTGTTGGGAAATGGACATGGCGTGTGGTCAGGATTGCTTAAAGCTGAGCTCAGACCAAAAGCAAAAGTGGTGGCAAACAAGACGCGCACTTTCACTTCAGCACCAGTTGATATTCTAATGGGAGCCAAGGCGGTCGTGGATGAGTTTAACAAATTCTTTTACACGAAACACCTCCGAGGCCCATGGACTGTTGGGATTAACAAATTCAACTGTGGTTGGAATCTTCTGGCAGAGAGCCTGATGGTGCATGAGTGGTTTATCGATGCAGACGGGTCGCAATTTGATAGCTCGATAACACCACTCCTTATGAATGCCGTTCTGAACATCAGACAGTATTTCATGGCGGACGAAGAAGAGGCCCAAACGATGCTTGCAAACCTGTACACGCACATCATAAACACATGCATACTCATAGAAGATGGCACAATTGTACAGAAATTCAGAGGTAACAACAGTGGTCAGCCGAGTACTGTTGTCGATAATACGCTGTGCCTAATCATGGCAATGGAATACTGCAGATTACGAGTTCTAGATGAACACAAACACGATATGACAATTCTGTATGTTTGTAATGGCGATGATCTCTTGATCAATGCAAACACCAAAGATCGTGATTTTGTTCAGCAATATTACAGTGGCTACATGAAAGAACTCGAACTCAATTATTCATTCGATGAGGCGTACAGGTCGATTGAGCAAGTGGAGTACATGTCGCACACATTCAAGAAACGAGGCGCAAAATTCATCCCCAAGCTCAAGCGTGAGCGCATTGTAGCGATTCTTGAATGGCAGAGAAGCAAGGAACCAAAGGCAATCCAAAGTGCAATAATAGCAGCATATGTTGAAGCATTTGGATATGATGACCTCACTGAAATGATCGAGGAACTTGCGGCTGAAGTCTCAATCACATGGCCAGAGTTTAAACTACCAGCACGTAAAGAGGTTGAGGATCTGTATCTCACTGGTAACCGAACCGATTTGGGTGAGGAGATCAAGGAGTGCAGTGAAAAATACTGCGTGTACGAATCTAGTGCAGCAGCTTCCGACGACGTGTTAGCAGCAGCAAACACTGGCACACAGACGAACCAAAGTGGAGGAACAGTTGCACCAGCTGCTAATGCAGGGACCGCCGTTAAGGATGGATCTAGCGGGTCAGGAACAGCACAAACGCAGTTGAGCGACGGCTCCACAATGTCGGGTTTAGACAAAGGCAAGAATGTGGTCGGACAAGGCCAAGGATCAAAAGGCAACACTGGCTCTTTCACAAATAACCCAGTTCGAGATGGAGGAAAAGCACAAGACGTGAAAGATCAAACACCAGGGTTAGTTTTTCCAGATCCGAAAGTCACAACGAAGGCCATCTACATACCAAAGGTTGTCCGAGATAAGGTGAAACCTGAAATGATCAACAATATGATCAAGTACCAGCCACGAGTTGAGCTTATTGATAATCGTTACGCCACGCTCGAGCAATTGACAACGTGGATGACGGAGGCGGCAGCTGGTCTTGACGTAACGGAGGACGTCTTTGTGAATGTGTTACTACCAGGATGGGTGTACCACTGCATCGTTAACACAACTAGCCCGGAGAACAAAGCACTGGGAACGTGGCGAGTTGTGAATAACGCTGGGCAGGATGGTGAAAAACAGCTGGAGTACAAAATAGAACCCATGTACAAATCGGCAAGGCCATCAATGCGCTCAATAATGCGACACTTTGGAGAAGGTGCTCGAGTGATGATTGAAGAGAGCGTACGAATTGGAAGGCCGATTATACCAAGAGGGTTCGACAAAGCTGGTGTGTTAAGCGTCAATAACATTGTGGCCGCGTGTGATTTTATCATGCGCAATGCAGACGACACACCAAACTTCGTGCAAGTGCAAAACAGTGTGGCAGTCAACAGACTGAGAGGCATACAAAACAAGCTATTTGCACAAGCGCGACTGAGTGCGGGTACCAACGAAGACAACTCCAGGCATGATGCAGATGATGTCAGGGAGAACACGCACAGCTTCGCCGGTGTGAACGCTCTTGCGTAAGCACCCTAGAAGCAACAGACTCACAGGTACCGGGTTTGAGCGG